GTAAGGTTGGGCCGTAGGCTGTCCCTTGAACGTGGTTGGCTTTATTTCTCCAGTATAACCCATAATCATTTGGGCAACTTGCTGCTGTGCTTCTGGAGTTTTTGCCAGTCGGTATTGCTCAAAGAGCGCGTTAACTGGCGCACCGAACCCGGCTGCATTGGACATTTTAACCGCAGCTTCGATTTGTGCGGGGGAAATTGGAGTTGCTGCGGCTTCGCCTTTTGCAGCCATCGAGGCACGGCGCAAAGCCATCATCTCTTTAGCACGCTGGTTTTCAATGCCCATCATACCAACTTTCAAGGTTTCTCCGATGGACTCTGCCATAGCCAGACGATCCCTATGAGAAAGGTCAGGGTTGTTCAAAGCATCTAGAGCCTGCCCAGCTTGCCCTTGAAGCTCAGGAATTAGCTCTCCAATATTCTTCGCGAGCTGCTCAGACTTCTTGATGAACTTTTCTTCCTGCCCACGTTGCTTGGCGGCATCACCAATCTGCTGACCAAGCCCTGCCAAAGCCTGACCTTGTATCATGCCAGCATTAGCGTAGCCGCTAAAATCCGCTTGCATCAACCTTGGGTCGATACGTTCACCGAGTCGTCCTGCTTGTCCGTATGGCATAATGTTAAAATAGTTTTGAGCCGATAAAGCCCCCCAGTGGGCCACCAAAGATTGATCCCAGACCACCCATAATACCGCTGCTGTAACCAGCCTTGGCTTGTGCGCCTGCACCAGCGGCAGACACTTGCTGTGCGCGTTGCGACATACCAACATTTACGCCAACATCGGGGTTAATCATCTGCGGTGTAGCCGAGCCAATAGCACCAAGGCCCATGCCCAACTGCTGCTGGCCTGCTTGATACGAAAGCGGTGCGCTACCCAACGCCATCAAACCTGGTCGGGTGTAGAAATCCTGCGCCATTCCGTAAGCACCCTGACGGGCTTGTGCGGCCTCAGCCCTGCGCTGCGCCATAGCACCCTCACGATTGAGAATCTCTGCCGCCACAGCTTCGTTGCCACTGAGTCTGCCACGAGAGGCGTAGGCTTCACGGGCTGCTTGCTCGGCACTACGCCTGTCTTGTGCGCTCAGTTGCCTTGCCGCTTGCGTTGCCCTAGCCGCCTCGGCTTGAGCTGCCTCAACCTGTGCTTGCGATTCTGGAGACAACGCCTGTGCAAACCCACGGAACTGCGGGGCCATTCCCATCATGGACTCCAAATCAGCCTGTCTTGCAGCCGCTAGGTTCTGTGCGCTTTCTTGTTGTGCCAACCTGCCAAGGCCAAACAAGCCCATCTGGCCGTCAGCACCTTGCAAGAACGTGCTTACATCACCGAGGTTAAGACCAAGAAACTCAGGTCGATATTGCCGTTCAGCAGCCAGCACATCAGGCAGAGCCTTCTCATAGCCGCTAACGTATTTGCCGATGTCACCCTCGATGTCCACTTTGGGGACTTTGGGTGTTTTGGGTTTTGAGAATAAGCCGCCCATTACAGTTGATAGTATAGTTTTTCAGTAGGGATAACGCGAACCCGCTCATCCCCACGAAACTCACGGGCATAGGCGGTGTGTTCAACAATCTCAACAAGCTGCTCAAGCGCGGCAACCGGGTCGCCCACGCAAAGAACCACAAAGATGCAGTCTGCATCTTCGTATGCCACCGGCACGGTTGGTTCTTCTGCTTTGCTAAAGTAGCCCATTAAGAATGTATTTGGTAGTGAGATGACTGCTCCGTTTTCGAGCATCCATTCTATTGCTGAGTTAAAGTTTTCGCCGTGTTGTTTCTCGTGATGAAGTTCTGTGTAAAGCCGTTTGGCCTCAATGTATGGATGATTGTGCATTCGTCTCTCAAACTATTGTTTGAGTTCTTCAATAATGATATTAGATGAGCAACGATATTCCGCTGTCGATACCACTCCAGCATCACCATTAGAATCAAGACCATAGTCTCGGTTTAGGTATAAGTAATAAAATGGGTGACAAGTATAAACAACTCTATACCGAACGGATGCGGCTGATGGAGTGTCAATATAGGTGTAGGCCCCACTTTGAACGCTCCTCTGATAAATAGCATTACCAACAAAATACGTGCATCTTACGCGCGTGGAAGATGCGTCTCCCAATGCAAGATCAGACCAACTAGTGCCTCCATTTGTGCTTCTTTGTAGCTTAAACGCAACGCCTACATTACCCTCATTAGTGTCCGTGTGAGTATATACCTGAACAGCCACCTTGCTGTCTGTTGCGATAGAAAGAGATACATCTAGGGAGTCCCCGTTATCGTCAGTAACAAGCCAAAATGCTTCATCGTCACCCTTAGTTCCCTCAACTGGAGAAACAGCTTCGGATGAATGATTGTAAACGGAGTTTGTCCCGGTTAGGGTTTGTTGTGCGATGTTTCGGGCAACATAAGCCTTAATTGACTGCTGGGTAGCAAGAGCTGTGTCACTAGCGGATGCCATGTCATCCTCATCAAAGATTGTCACCTCAGAGGGGCTTGTCGCCACACCGCTGACGTTGCCAATCACAGTCATGTCGCTTATGTGGCGAATCTTCGGGAAGGTAACGCCATCCGTGGTGGCCGTGGCGTTGGCCAACTTTGCGGTAGTCACCGCACTCGCTCCGATCTTGCCAGTCGTAATGCCGCTGTCCTTGACCTGCAAGCGACCGCTGCTGTTTACCTCTAGGCTGCTGTCATCGGTTGTGCCAGATGCACCAGAAACAAACGTAGCTTGATCCACTAGGTTGTTGGCCTTGGTGGATGTTACGTCATCGCCATCAGCGAAGGTGTGACCTTTAGAGAGAATTGCCATTTTAGTATTGGGTTAGCGTTTGCCTGTTGGTTACATCAGCATCCATTTTAACAGAAGTCACCTTCGGCCTTCCAACCGAGGACAATCCTACTTCTTTACTTTTAATTGTCAACGTGCCGTAGATACCTCGCGGGTTTCCAAGACGGAACCTAAAGTTTCCAGTCTCGTCTGCGTCCAACTGACCGGGTAAGCCAAGGCTTGTATCCAGTAGCGTTTCCACGTCAGTCACCTTGTAGTCCGTGGTGTCTGGATCTTCTGAGGCAAAGCGGAAGTCTACGTTGGTCGCGTTATCAATAGACGAGCGCATCTGCACTTGAGCTGATTTGAACTTCTTGCGATCCAGATTGTTAAAGCCATATCCTCGCGTAGTCAGGGTGTAGTCAATACCCGCTTGTGAGTATGTTCCTGTCACACTCAACGAGTAGATGTCTCTTGCTTCATCGGTGTCATCGCAAAGGTGCAGTCCACCTTGGTCGTTGATGATGTAGAGATTGTTGCGCTCGTTATCCTGGCCAATCACAAAGTTATCCACAAAGAAGTCACCAGAGCCGTAGGTGTCGATACTCTCCCATCCCTTGTTAAGCATATTGTAAATGATTACGGTGTTGTTGCCACGCGCATCGTTAGCACCCACCTCTGAATCTAGCGGCACAGCCAAGTAATAGCGGTTGTTGTAGTATATGCCCACAGAACTTGCGGCCAACGCTTTGTTGATCCGGTCGATATAAGGTTGAATCTTTGCGCTGAGTGGTTGATCCACACCGCGCAGGTTGTATTCGTCAATAAAGCTCAGGCCATACACGCCATTGTCCGACAAGAAAAACACGTTGTTGCCCTGTGAAACCACGCTCTTGCGAGCCAAGCAGCCAACCTCACGGGTCAACTCACGGACAGTTGTATCACTCAACGAGCCTTGTGTTCCGTTAATCAGGTGAATACTGTTGCGATTAAAAACCACCATGCTGTCGTTGTAGAACGGGTGCATACCGACAAGGTAGTCAGCCACACCCGGAGTAATACGAAACTGCGCGGAGATGGAATCAAACGTGCTGCTATCAAGAATGTCGCTGGCGCAAATTTCATCACGGATGTTTTTGTCGGTGTAAGTCGGGCTGGTTCCTGTGCCGCCCGGCGTGTAGTAATATGGACACCACAATCTACGCTGGAAGTAAACACCCCAAGGTGGGGCTGGCATATGAATGAACCCACCATTCACGCTCACGTTTCCGCTAAATTCGATGTCCTCGCTGGCCGAGCCAGTTCCGTAAGTGATATTCGCAACAGGAGCGTAGAAATAAATATCGGTGCTAGTCGCTGTAACCACGGCGTATCTGCCACCCACAAGGGGCTGTAATTCAGTGACGTTGGTGTAATCAATCGTAATATAGCTGCCCTCTCTAATGGTGGTATTGCCAGCTATGTTAAAGCGAACCAAGTTTTCGCTGACCCCGTAGTGCGCCCCAGTAAGGCGAAACGCCTGTGGTTGGGTGTATGCGCCAGCAGGAACCAACGAGAAGCCAGCAGATGTAGCCGTGCCGGTGTAGGCCGTGTAGGTTTCATTACCGCCACCAGTGGCAATTACATACTGAAACGTGTTCTCATCAACAATCGTGGTAATGGTGTGCGTCCCATTGGGGTCAGTGGTAGCAAACCCAATATCAGCCGTAGTCACTGTGTCACCCGCAGTAAATCCGTGATCCCTCAGTGTCACCTGCACAATCCCACTAGCACTTGTGTAGGTGGCCGCTTGGATATTCCTGCCACCGGGAATAAACTCCCATGCGCGGCTACCATCCCTAAACAGGTAAATGCGGTCAAACGCTTGAATCATTTCTACGCGCCCACTCAGCGAACCTCCAAACGGGTAGGCAATGCTGGTGATCGTGTAGTCAGACAAAGCAATCTTCTTGCAGTCACCATTGGTCGCAAGAAATACGCTTTCTTCCAAGTTATTGGCGGGGTCGCTAAAGACACAGCTCCCGTTAATCTGCCCAATAGCATCATCGTCTAGCGTGGTAGCAATAATCCCGTAAGTCGCGTCCACCGACAAACTCTCATCGGCTCCAGTATTGGCAAAGGTCAGGGTGTCGGCATCCACATAGGTCATCTCATACGACCCTGGTGCTACGTTGTCCGTGCCTGTCAATGGGTCGGTGGCATTGTCGGGGTCGCCAATCGTGATATGACCTACAAAACCAGCCGTCAGGTTATGACCAGCCGCAAGGTTGATGGTAACGACATTGCTGGCTCTGCTCGCCGTGCTAATCGCAATCGGCGTATCAATCAACCCGAAGTTGATTTTGAGCGGGTTTTCGTTGTTGCTTAACGCACCGCTCTTAAGGGTAATCCCCTTACGTGGTTGCCAGTAGCCATCAATGCGCCCGTTCTTGCTTAGAACAACCTCGCCAGGTTGGAGCTGGTTGGGTTGCTCACGCTGGTTAATCCCAATGAAACC